TTGACTGGTGAGGGGGTGCATATGGATGACATGCAGCGACAAAACCGTATCGAACAGCTACCCATGCAGCCATCACAGGCGATGTTGGCATTCTGGATCGACCGCGAGGTGCGCACGCGTCGGGTGCGGCGCTGCCACTGGCCGGCGGCGGGGGCGCTACACGGCAGCAAGCACGTACTGTGCAGTCGCGTTGTGTGGTTCAACCTGTTGGCGGCGGGGCTGGCGCTGGGGCAGGCGCGCGCGGCAGGCGCGCGTGTTCCGGCGGCGGCGGCGCTGGGCCTGGGCGCGGCGCTGGGCAACATCGCGCTGCGGCTGAGCACGCGGCGCGCGGTTTGGGTGGTGCGGCAGGCAGAGCAATAAGAGCAGGGCACTATGCAGACCACACCTTCCTGGGAGCAACAACCCGACGAGCCCGCCCACTGCTACGAGGCGGCGCGCATCTATTTCGACCTGGGGCCGCGGCGCTCGCTGCGGCAGGCGGCGCAGCAATGCCAGCACAGCCCTTCGGCGCTGGCGCGCTGGTCGGCGCGCTACCACTGGGTCGAGCGGGCGCGAGCCTACGACGCTTATCGCCTGAAGCTAGAGGACGAGGAACGCAAGCAGATTTTGGAAGAGGCCGCCCGCACCGAGGCACAGAAGTGGCACGAGCGGATGAGCCTGGAGCGCGAGGAAGAATGGAACACCGCACAGGCATTGCTCGCCAAAGCGCGCGAGATGCTCGCATGCCCGCTGGAGGATACCAAGTGGAACTGGCGCGATGCGGGCGTTCTGATCGACCAGGCGGCGCGCCTGGTGCGCACAGCGGCGGGGACACCCGAACCCGACGACGACGACAGCCCCGCCCCGGCGCTGACGGTGCGCGTGGAGTATGCCGAGGAGCCGCCGCCACCCGAGGCTGGCGGCGAACCGGAGCAGGAATAAGGAGGCGCAGGATGGCGGCACGCAAGCAACCGGCCCGGCGCGAGGTGCGCATTGTGCTGCCCGCGCTGCACAGCGCCCAGCGGCGCATCATTGCCGAGGCGGGGCGCTGGAATGTGCTTGCCTGCGGGCGCCGCTTTGGCAAAACCGTGCTCGGCGTCGACCGGCTGATCCAGGCGGCGCTACACGGCACGCCGGTCGCCTTCTTTAGCCCGACGCACAAAATGCTCGCCGGCGTCTGGCGCAGCGTGCGCGACACGCTGCAGCCGGTGGTGCAGCGAGCCAACGCGCAGCAGCATCGGCTCGAACTGCTGACTGGCGGCCTGGTCGAGATGTGGAGCCTGGAGCATGCCGACGCCGTGCGCGGGCGCAAATATCGCCGCGTCGTGATCGACGAAGCGGCGATGGTGCCCGACCTGGAGCGTGCCTGGCAGATGGTGATCCGGCCCACGTTGGCCGACCTGCAGGGCGATGCCTGGCTGCTCAGCACGCCGCGCGGGCGCAACTTCTTCTGGCAGTGCTTCATCAAGGGGCAGCGTTCCGGGGCGGGCAGCCTGAGTGGCTGGCGTTCGTGGCAGATGCCAACCAGCGCCAACCCACACATCCGCCCTGACGAGATCGAGATGGCGCGGCACGACCTGCCCGAGCGCGTCTTTCGGCAGGAATTTCTGGCCGCCTTCATCGATGATGCGGGGAGCGTCTTTCGCCGCGTCACCGAGGCAGCGACGGCAACGCCGCAGCACGCCGCGCAGCCCGGCCATGCCTACGTGATGGGCGTCGACTGGGGGCGGCAGGTCGATTATACCGTGCTGGCCGTGATCGACAGCACGACGCGCGAACTGGTGGCGCTCGAACGCTTTCATCAGGTGGACTACCAGGTGCAGCTTGGCTGGCTCGATGCGCTGGCCGACCGCTTCGCGCCGTCGGTCATCCTCGCCGAGCAGAACAGCATCGGGCTGCCGCTGCTCGAACAGGTGCAGCGCCTTGGCCTGCCTGTGCAGCCCTTCGTGACCAGCAATGCCAGCAAGACGCGCCTGATCGACGCGCTGGCGCTGGCCTTTGAGCAGGGCACGCTGCGCGTGCTGGATGACCCGGTGCTGCTCAGCGAGCTGCAAGCCTTTGAGCTCGAGCGCCTGCCCTCGGGCATGCTGCGCTACGGCGCGCCGCCCGGCCAGCACGACGACTGCGTGATGGCGCTGGCGCTGGCGTGGTCGGCGTGCCAGGACAGCGGATCGTTACTGCTCTGGTGAATGCCAGTGAAGTATAGAACTCCCACTGAAAGGAGGTGAACGCAATGCATTACGTATTTGACGGAACCAAGAACGTGCCGCTCACCGCGCTCGCCGGTGCCGAATGGTATGCGCCGGAGGACGAACCGGGCGCGGTGCGCAGCGACTTCACGCCGCTGCGAGCCTACCGGCTGGTGCCCTACCTCTATCGCGCTATTGACCTGCGGGCCAAGGCACTTTCGAGCCTGCCCTGGTCGTTGCGGCGGCAGCGGGGTGGCCTGCTGGAAGATGTCACCAGCGACCCGGCCTACCGCGGGCTGCTGCGCGGCATGCGGATGCGCCTGTATGAGACGGAGGCGGCGCTGTGCCTATATGGCGCGGCCTACTGGCTCAAGGAGACCAACCGGCTGGGGCGCAACCTCGCGCCGCGCTGGGTGGTGCCGAGCAGCGTACTGCCGCGCTACGACGCGCGGCGGGGGCTGGTGGGCTTTGCGCGCAGCTACGGCGATGGCGTGCAGCAGCTTGCGCTCGACGATGTGGTCTACATCTGGCAGCCGAGCCTGAGCGCCGACGTGGGGCCGGGCGTCGCCCCGGCGCAGGTGGCGCTGGCGGCGGCGGGCGTGCTGCACAACCTCGACCGCTTTACCGACGGCTTCTTCCGGCGGGGAGCTATCAAGGCGACATTATTGTCGGTGGAAGGAAACCCGAGCCGCGCCGAGCTCGACCGGCTGGAGGGCTGGTGGCGGCGGCTCGTGGGCGGCGTGCGGCGGGCCTGGGAGACTGTGGCGATCCGCAGCACGGTGAAGCCCATCGTCATTGGCGACGGGCTGAAAGACACGGTCAACGAAGAGCTGACCCGCCAGCGCCGCGAAGACGTGTGCGCCGCGTTGGGCGTGCCGCACTCGCTGCTGAGCGCCGACGCCGCAAGCTACGCGACCAGCCAGCAGGATACGCTCAACTTCTACCAGCAGACCGTGGTGCCCCAGGGCGTGCTGGTTGAGGAGGCGCTCAACGAGCAACTGATGGAGCAAGCCGGCCTGCGCTGGCAGTTCCACCCCGAGCGGCTCGAAGTCTTTCAGGCGGCAGAGTTGCGCAAGGCCTCGGCGGTGGCCCAACTGACTGGCGAGCCGGTGATGACACGCGAAGAGGCGCGGGCCTGGATGGGCCTGACGCCCGGAGTGGCGGGGAGCATCGCGCTGCCCGCCGACACAGCAGGAGCAGCTCATGCTGGAGATTAAACACCTGACCGACGACCACGCACACATCGCGGGCTACGGCATCGTCTTTGGCGCGCACGACCTGGCGGGCGATACCTTCGCCGACGACACCGACTTCCGGCTCGACCTGGTGCCGGCCAAGCCCGTCTTTTATGACCACGCGCTCGACGAACCGGCGCACGAACTGGGCCGCGTCGTCAAGATTGTGCCCGACGCGCACGGCCTGTGGGTTGAGGCACAGCTCGAACGCTCGCGGGCCTACGTGCGCGACGTGCTGCGGCTCATCGAGCAAGGCTTGCTCGGCTGGTCGAGCGGCTCGGTGGCGCACCTGGTGCAGCGCGCCGCCGGCCAGATCAAACGCTGGCCGATTGTCGAATTCAGCCTGACGCCCACCCCCGCCGAGCCGCGCTGCCTGGGCGTCGAGCGCATCAAGGCGCTGGCCGCCAGCCTCACCGCTGGCGCGCCCGCTGCCAACGGAACGAACGGAACCGGAAGAACCGACGGACACACCGAATGGCTCAAGACCCTTTTGCAACCCGAGGAGGAACACCCCATGACCGAGCAGAACCGGCAGCAGAACATCGACGTAGCAGGACTGGCGGCGAATGTGGAAACCCTGGCGCGGCGCTTCGATGCGCTCGACAGCACCCTGAAGCGGTTTGATGTCGCGCTAGAGGCGCCCGCCGTGCGCGATGGCTTTGTGGTGCCTGCCGCGCAGGCCGCCGCCGAGGAGCGCGCCTGCAAGGCATTCGACCGCTATATCCGCACTGGCGCCAAGGCCGCGCTTGAGGAGGGCACCGCCGAAGAGGGCGGCTACCTCGTGCCGCGTGGCTACAGCGACGAACTGGTCGCCGCGCTCAAGGCCAAGAGCGTGCTGCGCGCCGCCGGAGCGCGGATCATCACCGTGCGCGGCACCAACAGCTTCCGCGTGCCGACGATGACCTACAGCGCGGCGGCAGTGCTCACCGCCGAAGAGGGCGCCTTCGACGAGAAAGAGCCCACGCTCGGCGAGGTCGAATTTGTGCCCTACAAATACACCCGCCTCAGCAAATCGAGCGACGAACTGCTCGACAACAGCCGCATCGACGTGATGAACCATGTGCTCATCCCCGACGCCGTGCAGTCGTTTGCTGCCGCCGAAAACATCGCCTTTACCACTGGCGCCGGCCCCACCAGCGAGCCGCAGGGCGTGGTGACTGGCGCGACGGTGGGCAAGACGGCCACGAGCCAGACGGCGATTACTGCCGACGAACTGATGGACCTGTACCACGCGCTGCCCTATATGTATCGCCAGAATGCGGTCTGGATGATGAACGACACCACCGCCGCCCAACTGCGCAAGCTGCGCGAAGACGGCGCCTCTGGCAACTACCTGTGGCAGCCGGGCCTGATCGCCGGCCAGCCCGATACGCTGCTTGGGCGCCCGGTCTATACCAACAATAGCATGGACACCCCCGCCGCGGGCAAGAAAGTCATCCTGTTTGGCGACCTCTCATACTACTGGATCGCCGACTTCGGCGGCGTGAGTATGAAGCGGCTTGATGAGCTGTATGCGGCCAATGGTCAGGTTGGCTTCCGCTTCTTCCGCCGCGTCGATGCGCGCGTGATGGTCGCCGAGGCGCTCCAGCTCTTGCAGATGGCGGCGTAGGTATCCGCAAGCGTCCGGCATCCTGCCCCGCTCGCTTCCGCGGGGGAGGGTGCCGGATACCAGAGAAGAAGGAGGAACCGCATGACGTATACGACCGCAACCGATATCCGGAACTATATGGGGCTGCACGGCACCGACGAAGAGTCCCTGCTCAATGTGCTGATCGGCGCCGCCCAGTCGGCCATCGATGACTACTGCCACCGCACCTTCGAGGCGCTCTATGATACGACGCGCACCTTTGCGGCGCAGTATGCCGCGCAGGGCGCCTTTTTGCTGCTCGATGCCGACCTGTGCGTGCTCACCAGCGTCACCAACGGCGATGGCACGACGCTCGACCCGGCGAGCTATGTGCTGGTTACGCAAGACCCGCCCTACGAGGCGCTGCGGCTGCGTCCCGAAGCGGGCATCACGTGGCAGGGCACCATCAGCGTCACGGGCCGCTGGTCCTACAGCCTCAGCCCGCCGGCCTCCATTATCCAGGCGACACGCGAATATGTGGCGTTTCTCTACCGGGCAGGCGATACGCAGGGCGAACGGCTGCGGCGCGGCGTCGAGACTGGACTGCCGCTGCACCTGCGCCAACTGCTGGCGCCCTATCAGCGCCTCCGCTGAGGCGTGCTCCCGTGGAGCAGATGCCGGGGCCTCCGGGCGCGGCTGCACGCCGCATCTACTCGATCTCGATAAGTGACGCGAGCGCAGGAAGGAGCAAGCACCTATGTGGAGTGTTGTAAGCCCGCTGGGCGACGAAGTGCCCCTGGCGGAGATGAATGTCAGCGTACGTGCCGCGCCGGGCGCGGGTATGCCGCCGCTCGACTACCCTACCAATGGCCGGCCCACCGCCAGCATCGTTCGCTGGCAGTCCGAAGCCCGCCGCCTGACGCTGCGCCTCGAAACGCGGCGGCGCGCGGCAGCCCTGCCCACCACGCGCCAGGCCCTGATCCGGGCGCTCAACCCCGACCTCGTGCAGCCTTATGGCCCGGCCTACCTGACCTACACCGGCGGCACGCGCCCGCTGCGCCTGCCCGTCGTTTACGAAGCAGGGCTAGAGCATGAGGAAGCGAGCGCGCTGGAACTGCGCCTGCTGGCGCTCGAAACCACCTGGGCCGCCAGCGCGCCCGTTGAGCACACCCTCGCGGTGCAGGCGGCCCTCGACCCGGCGGGCTATGTGCTTAAACGCTCGGCGGCAGGCGCCTGGACGACGCTGGGTGGCCTGGGCAGCGCGCCGAATGTGCTGCTCGTTGCGCCCGACGGCACGCGCTATGCGGGTGGCGCCTTTGCGGGCGGCGTGGCGCGCTGGGATACAGCTACCGCGGCCTGGGTGACGCTGGCCGGGCTGGAGGGTCCGGTGCGCTGCCTGGCCTGGGGGCCGGATGGCACGCTCTACGCGGGCGGCACGTTCAGCACGCAGGGCGACACCGTGGCCGCGTACGACGGAAGCACCTGGACGACGCTGGGCATTCCGGGCCTGGCGCCGCATGCGCTGGCCGTGGGGGCCGAGGGTACGCTCTATGGGGGCGGCGTGGCGGCAGGCGGCGCGAGCGTGCAACGCTGGCAGGCGGGCACGGGCTGGCTCGATATGGGGACGGGGCCGGGTGGCCCGGCCTACAGCCTGCTGACCGATGCACGCGGCGGGCTCTATGCAGGCGGCGCCTTTGCCGGTGGTGCGGCGCGCTGGACGGGCGCCGCCTGGGAGCCGCTGGGCGACGGTCTGGCGCAGAGCGACGGCAGCACTCCCGAGGTGCGCGCTCTGGCGGCAGGGCCGGACGGCATGCTGTATGCGGGCGGCACCTTCGACCGTGCCGACGGCGTGCTCGCAAGCAATATCGCGCGCTGGAATGGCCTGAACTGGCAGCCGCTCGGCAGCGGGCTCGATGGCGCGGTGCTGGCGCTGGCGGCGCGCCAAAGCGACGGCATGCTGCTGGTGGGCGGGCAGTTCTGGCTGGCGGGTGGGCAGCGGATGCCCGACCATCTGGCGCAGTGGAACGGCTATTCGTGGTTTCCGCTGGGCCTGGCCCGCGCCACTGCGCCCGATATAACGGCGCTGGCCGCTCCTGCCGACCAGACGGTGCTGGTGGGCAGTGCCGCCAGCGGCAGCGCCACCTGTGCGGCAGTCAATGTATTGACCAACCAGGGCAGCGCCGCCGCCTACCCCGTGCTGAGCATTGCGGGGCCGGGGCGCCTCTATCAGGTGCTCAACTGGTCGGCGGGCGAGTCGCTCTTCTTCGACCTGCTGCTGCTGGCCGGCGAGGTGCTGACGATCAATTTGCAGCCGGGCTACAAGACGGTGAGCAGCACCTTTCGCGGCAACCTGCTGAGCGCCGTGCTGCCGGGGTCGTCGCTGGCGACCTGGCGGCTGCTGCCGGGCGAAAACGCGGTAAGTCTGTTTGTCGATGCGACCAGTGCCAGCGCCTCGCTGCACTGGTATGAGCGATATTGGAGCTACGATGGTGCCCACGCCTGATTATACCGTCTGGATCAGCCGCCCGGACGGCGAGCGCCTGGCGGTGCTTGAGCATATTGTGCGGCTGGAGTATCGGCGCATCGCCAACCAGAGCGGCCTGCAACCAGGCGGCGCCAGCGCGCTGCTGCCGCTGCGGCTCGTGACGCCTGCTGCCGCGCTGCCGCTGCCGCAGATCGGGCGTGATACGCGCCTGGAAATCTGGCGCGCGGCAGGGCCAGGGCTGCGCACGGCGCAGCTCGAAACCGATACGATCTGGCTGGTGCAGCAAGTGCGCCAGTTTCGCGACGAGGGCGGCACCTGGCTGGTCGAGCTTGGCGCCGCGCCCGCGATTGCCCTGCTGGCGCGGCGCATCGTCGCCTACCCAGTCGGCAGCCCACAGGCCACGCGCAGTGGCCCCGCCGATGACCTGGCGCTGGCGCTGGTGCGCGAGAACCTGGGCACGGCAGTCACCGACCAGGCCCGCGACCTGAGCGACTGGCTGGGCGTGGCGCCCGACCAGAGCCGCGCGCCGGTCGTACATATCGAGTGTGCGCGGCGCAACCTGCTTGCGGTGTTGCAAGACGTAGCCACCGCTGCGGAGCAGGCAGGCGCGCCGCTGTGGTTCGATGTGGTCAGCACGCGCAGCGGGTGGCTGCAGTTTCAGACCTACACCGGAGCACGCAGCGCCGACCGTGCCGACCCGGCGGGCCTGAACCCGGTGCTCCTCTCGCCCGACACGGGCACCCTGGCCGACATCGAGCGGCACGCTGCATATGACGCAGAGGCGACGGTGATCTATGCAGCGGGGCAGGGCGCCGAGAGCGAGCGCCTGATGGCCGAAACCAGCGACCCGACGCGCATCGCGGGCAGTCCGTTTGGGCGGCGCGAGCGGCTGCACGATGCGCGCCACCTGGCGAGCCCCGCGGCGCTGGCTGCCGCGGCACAGGCCGCTCTGGCGGCGGCGCGGCCCCGCTACACCCTGCGCGCTGCCGTGGTCGATATGCCCGGTATGCGCTACGGGCAGCACTGGCGCTGGGGCGACCGCGTGACTGCCGTCATCGATGGCATACCGCTCATATGCCATATTGAGGAAGTGCACGTTACGTTCGCTGCCGGGCGCGAGCAGGTGCGCGCCTGGCTGCGCGTTGAGGGCAGCGCCGCGGCAGCCGCGAGCGCGCTAGCTGGCCGACGCGCGACACCCGAGCACGAAGTGACCTACCAGCAGATACAGCGCGGCGCGCTGCCAGAAGGCGCGCTGCTGCAGGTGCCGCCGCAGGGCCACCTGCTCATCTATGGGCGATACGACATTGCCGGGAGCGTGCTGCTTGCGGCGGGCGCCCGGCTCGTGGTGCTCGTCTAGCGCACCGCATCTCCTGGCACCATTGACATATACACGAATGGAGCAACCACTATGAGTGCAGCAGAACTCATTTTAGCTACCGGCAGCGCGCCAGCGGCTCCCACGGCGGGCCGTGTTACGCTCTATGTCGGCACCGACAACAAGCTTTATCTGAAGGATGCCACCGGCACGACCGCGCAGGTGGGCACGGGCGGCGCGAGCACGCCCTACCTCTGGCGCAATGCGCTGCTCAACGGCGGCTTTGGCATCTGGCAGCGGCAGAGCGACCCCGCTGCCGCCACCGAATATGCCGACGATACCTACTGCGCCGACCGCTGGTATGTTCTGACGCAGAGCGGCGCCATCGACGCGCAGCGTATCGACGGCAGCACGCAGCGCCATGCCGCTCGCCTGACGCAGAAGCAGACGACGGCGCAGCAAATCGGCCTCGCCCAGATTATCGAGGGCGTCAACTGCCGCCACCTGCGCGGCCAGAGCGTGACCCTCTCGGCGCGGGTGCGCTGTAGTGTCGCCTGCACTGCCCGCATTGCCGTGCTCGAGTGGGCGGGCAACGAAGACAGCGTCACCTCCGATGTGGTGGCCGACTGGGCGAACTGGACGCTAGCAGCCAACGTCAGCGCGCCCGGCGCTATC